CAAACCTATTGTAAATAGTCTCGAAGTTTTCTTGATACTTATCCAAAATATCCTTAGAATAGGAATTCGGAAGCGGTCTCGGAGAACAAAAGTCCCTCTCATCATTGTAGATGATTGATTCGTCAGCGACCAATGATACAAAATCCCTCAATTCATCTTTAATTGAATATTCTCTTAAAATTCTCCTTTTGTCTGCATAAGATTTATCTAAATAAGGAACAGATTTTTTATTCAGAACTGAGGCGACTGCCTTTTGGCTAAAAAAAGCAAGCATCGAATCATTTTTCTGTGAATAAGGATCTTCATTGATACCAACACCTACTGTGTTTCTCATTATCATATCGTCATATTTCATTCCCCAATTGGATAAACTTCTTAGTAATCTGCTAAAAAGTCCTTTGTTTTCAACTGCTGTTGATACAAATGTATTTTGATTCTGATTATTTAATGGATTATAACTTCCTGCCATATTTTATTTTTCTTTATATCTCTGTTTATTTTACTACAGAGTGGTTGAAGATTTGTGTAGTGATTTAATTTTATTAATTCCTCTTCATTTTTTGCACTTGATATTGGTACTATGTGATCTATGTCCCATCCTGAACTCATCTCACCATCATAATATCCACGATTTTCCCAATTCATCCATTTTTCAAATTTATTCTCGAGATATATTTTGAATTCTTCAAATGAGCAACCTAATATTTCCTCAGTTTTGGAATTTTTTTTATATCCATTTTGTAAAAAAGAATTCACTATTAAATTTCTTATATTTGTTGTCATTCTGAATAACTCATCGGTCTTTCTTTTCTCAACTAAATATTTATTTCTTTTATCCTTATTTTCCTTTTGATATTTACTTTGATATTCTTTTTTCGGATCACTGTTGTTTGAATATTCCAATTTTCTTTTCTCCAAAATCAATTCTCTGTTTTTCTGATAGTAAATTTTTTTTCTTTCAGGTTCATATGAATTTCTTTTCTTCTCATTTAACTTCTCGCCATTTTTATTCCAATAATCCTTTCTATATTCCTTCTGTTGTTCTTTTGTTGAATTCCTATACTCTTTAGCACAGTTTTTACAATTGGCTCTATGTCCATCTTTTGATGATTTGTCTTTATAAAAACTTGACAAATCGTATTCTATATTACATTTATTACACTTTTTCATCTGTTTTCTCGAAATATAAATATCTTCCACTCGGAGTTTTCTCAATCCGAATTTTACCACTTTTGACCCAGTTAGAAAGAGTTCTTCTTGTTATCTTATATTTTTCTAAGATTTCTTTTGCTTTCATCACTTCTATATATCAATAAATATCATTTACATTTCTATATTTTTCTATATTATTTTCCTCTTATTCTTCTTTTAACCCTACTTATGTGTTCTTTTAAAACTTTGAATTTATCATTGATTTCTTCGGATGCTAAAGAAAAGTCTTTCATAAGCAATTGTTGCATTTCTTCATGTCTTGCAGCACTTCCATCAATTTTTGATTCCCAAATTCCATATAATTTTTTTGGATCATATTTATTGACTGGATGACTTGAGTAAATAAATCGCGGGACAATAGACATGTTTATTTTATGAGCTAAAATGATTTGATTAACACTATATTCCATAATTCCATATTCAAATCCCCATCTTCTTAACTCTTTATAAACACCATCATATGATACCGCAAGAGCCCTATCATCTTCAAAGTCTTTTTCAGTCATGTATTTGTCAAAAATTGACTCTCTTATTTCAAAAGGCAAGAAATTTAAATTAACACCTAATACCATAATAACATTAGAAAACTTTTTGAAGTCAACTGTGAAAATAGGTGAATATTGAACCCAATTAGATTGATCTTGACAGTGCAAATGATAGAATCTACCTAATTGCAAATCACCAGGATTAACATTTTGTACCAAATCATCTGACTTACTGAATTTATTATAAAAAAATTCTGTATTATTTCTATATGCGTCAGCAACGCCATTTCCATTTACCAATATACTCAATTTACATCTTTCAGATAATTCTCCCATACAAATTATTTTTTTAATATATATTAAAAATTTTTTGAAATATGTTAAATTCTAAACCAAATAACTCACAATATCATCAAGGTCTTTATGTTCCTAAAAACAAAGACAAAGTAATTAAATTAAATTCACAAGGTGGATTATTCTATCGTTCAGGACTTGAACAAAAAATGATGATTTATCTTGACAATAATGAAAAAATTTCTATGTGGGGTTCTGAGAATCTTAAAGTTCCTTATACGAAAACAGAATGGTTATCTGAAGCTCAAGAATTCAAAACTTCTGAACATACTTATTATCCGGATTTTTATTACGAGTTAAAAAGAGAGGATGGTTCTATAAGTAAAGTTGTAGCTGAAGTAAAGCCATATTCAGAAACTGTTGAACCGGTTTTAAAGCAAAATCCAACAGCAAAACAACTTAAAAACTTTGAATATGCGCTTAAAATGTATAACAAAAACCTTTCAAAATGGTCTTATATGATAGATTATTGCCAAAAAAAGGGATTTGAATTTATTATAATAACCGAGAAATTACTTGGAGGAAAATAATGATTAGTATAATTGAACTGACAAAGCAGTTAAACAAATCATAAACATTAATCCATAAATTTCTACCAGTCATTAAAATTAAATTTTTGGAAAATCCGATTAATATCAAACTCAATATATGAATCCAAGCCCAACCGAATATTCCAAAAACCATCCAAAGTAAATAAATTACTCTTAAACTATAAAATGTCATTAATAGATTTGGATTGACCGAATCTATTTTTTCTGGAGTCAATCTTCCATATAGAAGACTTCTATTCATCAATCCCCAAATTTCGACAAATAAAAAAATCGGAGCAAAAAGTAAGATAATATTACTCAACATCTAAAAATTCTTCACTTTTTATTTCACCTAATTTTATTAGGTTATTTACTGAGTTCTGCCTCAATTCAAAACTTCCATCATTATATAACATCTCGAAGTATAAATTTGATGAAATTTCTACTTCACTCAATTCACCTAAAACTGTTAATTCTTTATTTGTCTTAGACCATTTCGAAAAAATTTCTTTATTCAAATGTAAAGTTGCACCAGCTGGATTTCCTTCATAGCTCCAGAATTGTATAAATGCCTTTTTCATATCTTAATAATTTTAACTGTATAATAATTTGTAAGTTTATATCAATTTATTTAATTTTGTTTTTTGTTTTTTTCTTAATTAATTCAATAGACTTAGAGGGATTATCAACACCCCAATTCTCGAGTAATGTGTTTTTCCATTTATCTTTTATCTGACTGCTTTGATATGGATATTCAACCCCGAAATTTTGTTGCAAAGTTTCTTTTCTTTTCTTTTCTGCGCATTTTCTGCAATAATATTCACCCCATCGATTACCATATTTAACATAATTTTTAAACATGACATCTTTGATTATTTCACAACCATCACACTTACATTGAATTTTTATTTGACTTCCATAAGATAATAAATCAACAGGTATAATTATGGTTTCACCACAATATACATCATATCCTAATTCTTCGTAGTATGTACAATTATAGTCATTTATTTTTACTTCAATTTCTCTCGTCAGAATCATAAATTTTTTCCCATTTTATTTTTCCACAATCCCAAATTTTAGGCAAATACAATTCGGATTCACTTTTACCCGTTTTTGATTTTTTGAAATTTGACTTGTGTATTCTTTTTCCATCAACAAGGTATTTGTAATCAGGATCTGATTCATTGACCTTGGTGAATTCTAATTTTTCATAGAGATTACCGATACTCCAATCACGATCAGCATAACTTATTATTCTAGTCGGATTGAATTTTTCCACAAAATAATTTAAAAGTTTTGACGCACCACCAACGACACTATGTTCCAACAAATTACAAAACCTATTCAAATTATATTCACCAACACTCATCTTTTTTCTACCCTCAAAAGAATCAAAAGTCATAATAGAAACTAACTTTTCTTCATAGATTAATCCTAATTTTAGTTTTGAATTAACCCAACCCTGAATGTGATTGGAATTCAAAAAATCCTTTACCAACTTAACATCCGTAATTTCAACGACCTTACATTTTCTTGCCCATATCTTCTTAGATAATCCAATTAGATTTTTAACTTGAGATTTAATAATTTCTGATTTAGTGTTCCAATCATCTTCCCAAATATGAATTAATCTAATTCCTCGTTCTGAGAAGAATTTTGATTTATCAGAATGAAAGTTTTTATCTTTATATTGAGAAGAATGCCAATAAACACCATTAAATTCAAAACCAAGATTCAATTCGGGTAGATAAATATCTATCTCCATTCTTTCAATTCTAAAATTTTGAATGATTTCTTTTGAATAGATTGATTGGATGAATTTGAATAGTTTAATTTCTAGACCAGATTGTCTCTTATCAACTGGATTACAAAGTGTGCATATTTCGGTTGAAGTTTCTCTTCTTTTATAGAATAGTATTCTGTCTATTGAAAATATATTTTTACAACTTAGACATTCAATTTGAAAAAATTTATTTTCATCTACATTGATTAAATTTTGAATATTATTAAATATCCTTTTATCAAACCTTATTTCTAATGATTTTTTTATTTTATCAACTACAGTAGGATTCTTAGAAGCAATATCATATCCCCATTTTTGCAAATTAATTTCTTTTATTCTATCTTTATAATCTTGTGATTGAAATAGGTATTCGTGTCCGAAATTTTGCAGATTACTCTTTTTCATACTTTCTCTGAATTCAGAAGTATTGATAAAATAATCCACACCATTATTTTTCAATGATGTTTCAACTTTTTTAAACTTTATTTCTTCTGACTGTGAAATATTCATCACGCCCCATTTTTCTGATGTTGATAACTTTCTCTTTTCATTAATTTTCTCTTTATCAAGTTTTGACAATGATTCCTTAACTTTCTCCTTTATTTCATCAGATTGAGAAATAAATTCTACACCATATTTTTCTATGTTAGTTTTTTTAGATTTCTCCTTAACTGAATCTAATTGAAAAACATTTTCAACACCAAATTTCTCCAAATTATTCTTCTTTAATTTACATTTTTTACATAAATACTCACCATCTGAATATCCATAAGATGTGTATAATTTAAATTTCAACTTTTTCTGAACTGAACATTCATCACATTGAACTTCAATTTCGATTTTACTCCATTTACCAATACCTTCAATATTCGACAATATCATATGTAAACTAAAACCTCTTTTTATTATATATATTTATATTGTAAATAAAGTTTCTATAAAAAATCCACCTTGAAAAAAATTGTTTTTTTAGCGATATATATACAATTATAAAAATAACTATTTTAAATGAAACCAATTTTAATCGTTGAAAACAACACAAATCCTTTGAAGGAGAACGTTAAAATTTCTGGTGGTAAAAAAGAATATGTTCTCGGTGGAGTGTTCACTGAGTTTGGCATTAAGAATCGCAACGAGCGTATCTATACTGCCGAAAAATTTATTCCTTGTTTAAAGGAATTAAATGAACGTATTACTACAATGGGTGTAGTTTATGGTGAGTTCGATCATCCCGACGTGTTCGACACCTCATTATCAAGAGCTTCCCACATTATCAGAAAAGCATTTTACGTTAAAGAGGGTAACCGAGTTGATGGTGAAATTAAACTTCTTAACACTTATTGGGGAAAAGAAGCTCAATCACTAGTGAATGATGGTTGTCCTGTTTTTGTTTCTTCAAGAGCAGCTGGCGTTACTGAGTCTGATGGCACAGTTACACTTAAAAAACTTTTCACATACGATATTGTTGCTGATCCTGGATTCGCTTCTGCAAGAATGCAGTCAATTAATGAATCTGTTGGATATTCTAACAAAACTAACTTTAGGATATATGAAATGTCCGACGAGTCAAAAATTAACGAATTATTTAACATGAACAAAAATGATTACGTTACTAAGAAGCAATTGGCTGACTATTCCAAGTATTTGGTGAATGAAATCGCAACTACTAAACAGGCAGCACAAACAGCTATCAAAAAAGGTAACCTCACTCCAAGAAAATTGGAACAACTCCTTGAGTACTACGAAGAACTCAACAAAACCAACTCTCAAATGGTTAAATATTTAGACTATTTAGCTGAGAAAGTACAAGTTGTTGTTAACGAAAACAAAAGCTTGAAATCTACAACTAAAAAACTTATTTCTCACAACGATTATTTAGCTGAGAATCTTGAAAAAGCAGTTAATTACACTGAGTATGTTGCAGAAAACTTAGATAAGAACATTTCTTATTCTGAATATCTTGCTGAAAACTTAGATAAGAATATTTCTTATTCTGAATATCTTGCTGAAAACTTAGACAAAAATATTGCTTACTCTGAGTATATCGCTGAAACTCTAGATAAGAACATCTCTTATTCAGAATATATCGCTGAAAACTTAGACAAAAATATTGCTTACTCTGAGTATATCGCTGAAAACGTTGACAAGAATATCGCTTATTCCGAATACATCGCTGAAAACGTTGACAAGAATATTGCTTATTCTGAGTATATCGCTGAAAATTTAGATAAGAACATCGCTTATTCTGAATATATCGCTGAGCATCTAGACAGTTCTATTGCTTACTCTGAGTATCTTGCTGAACATGTTGAAGGAAATATCGCTTATGCTGAATATATCGCTGAAAATCTTGATGACAACATCGCTTACTCTGAATACCTTGCAGAAAATCTTGACAAAACAGTTTCTTATGCTGGTATGATTACAGAAAAGTTAAATGGTGGTAGAATCAACGAAAACTTTGGTGATATGTTCCCAACTTTAGATGCTGCTGGATTTGAAGAAGTAGCTGAAGAAGAAAAAGAAGAAAGTGAAAACACTTGGTCAAGTGAAGAAGATAATTACTATATGATGTCTGCCCCTAAAAGCGCACAATCATATGATGATATGACACACGAAGAAGAAAAAGAAGCAGATGAAACAAATTCATATGGAATGGAAGCAAAAGAAATGAATTCTGATTCTCAATTATCCGAACAAATTAATATTTTGATACAAGAAGCTAGAAAACGTAAAGTTTCTGAAACAAATGATTTGCATTTTTTAAAGTTTTTGAATAAATCTCAAGTTGATAGTTTTTACAATTTAACTAAGAACGAACAAGAGCAAGTAAAGCTTTACCTAAACGAAAAAAGTTATTTCTCATCTAAAGAAGTTCTTAAATTGATTCAAGAGTCTCTATCTAATAAAGGTGAATCTCTTGAGCAGAAATTGATTAGACTTATGCCTGAAAACGTAAAGCCAATTTGGTCTAAATTAAACGAATCAAATAAGAGATCAATCCTTTCACAAGCTAGACTTTATCCAGATTTAACAAACGAAGCAAAAATTGAACATTTCTGGTTAACAAGACAGTTGAAAAAGAACGAATCTACTACTAAAAATTTGGTTGATTCAAACCCAATCATTCAAGAAGAAAAAGTTTCTGGAAATGAAATGAAAATGATTCTTGAAAGATTCAAAAATCTGTAGTCTATAAAAAATCCACCTTTAACAAAAAAGGGACATAAAGTGATGATATATATAGATATAAGATAAAAATTAAAAAAAAAATTAAAATTAACTATGTCAAACATTAGAATAGACAAACAAAAAGCCCTTAAGAAATGGTCTCCAGTATTAGAGAACATGGGTATCACTAACGAAGACAGACTTGACTGGATGTCTGAATATGCTGAGTTTCACACAATCAATGAAAACGCATATGTAAATGCAGCTAACGCTGGTATGGGTGGTGTTTACTCACCTCAGCCTTCTTTCTTGGCTGGTTACAACCAACAAACAAGCACTTCAACACAGTACAATTCAACAACTGGTAACTTCGGTTCTGGTGACCTTGGACAAAACTTGTTGCCAGTAGCTATGAAAATTGCAGCTCAAACAATCGGTCTTGACCTTGTTTCTGTAAAGCCAACCCCAGGTCCGAAATTGGATTTGTTGTATATTGACTTCCAATATGATGATGTTGATATGACTAACGGTGGTCGTCCACAAGTATTCAAATATTCTGACGTTCAACTTTCAACTTATCAAACAGCTATTAGAGCTTTCTTAGGTACTTCTTCAGTTTCTTTGACTGAAAACGTAGGTGGTTTGAATTTCCAATCTACTTCTTCTGCTTATAAGAAAGTTTACATCAACATCAATAATGGTGAGATCAATCTAGTTGGTCCTGCCGCAGGTTCAAAACAAAACTGGGTTGAATTCTTAGGATTCTCTCGTATCGATGGTGCTCTTATTTTGAAAGCTTATCGTCAAGCAAATGCAGTTGGTAACTACAATGCTAGTCCATATCCAGCTCCGACTGCTTGGACACAGATATACAATACATTCGATGATACAACATCAATGGCTGATCAAATCGACTTCTTACCAGGTTCTGTTTCTTCATTTACTGCTCTTGGACAACTTGGAACAACAACAAGTAACAGAGAAATCAGTTTAGTTTCAGCTCTTGAAGATCAACTTCCAGGTTACTCAACTAACTTCACTGACAATTCAAGAGGTGGTCAATATCCAATGTCACGTGCTGATGATGATTTAGCTTACGCTGGTGTTATCGGACCAAAAGTTTCTACTAAGTCTATCGCAGTTGGTACTATCGAAGTTTCTTCTGTTCTCAGAAGAACTGAAATCGAAGATATCAAAGCTAACACAGGTATGGACATCGTTCAAAAAATGGAATCTATCCTTGTAAACGAATTGTCTCAAGTAATTTCTAAGCAAATCGTTGGTAAGATCTTCGAAATGGGTGATCTTAACAGAGCTTCTGCTCCAGCAGCTGGTCTTGCTTTAGGTAACATTCCTGGTCAAACAGTATTTGACTTAGATACAGCTTATGCAACTGGAACAGGAACTAGTCCTGGTGGTGAAACTACTCACGCTATCCAACGTAAACTTATCACTAAGATGGTCCACGCTTCTAACTACATCGCAACCGAAGGTCGTGTAGGTCCTGCTCAATATGCAGTAACTAATGGAGCTTTAGCTGCTTCCCTAATGGATATCGCTGGTTACACTATCAACCCAACTAAATCTAAAATCAACGGTTCTGGTCAACTTTATCCAGTTGGTCAAATTGGTGACATTCAAGTTTATGTTGATCCATATATGAAATATAACGACAATCGTATCGTTCTTGGACGTAAGAACAATCCTGATCAACCAGGTATCATCTTCGTTCCTTATTTGATGGCTCAATCAATCAGCTTGATCTCTGAGGCTACTTTCGCACCAAGACTTCTTTTGAGAAGCCGCTACGCAGTCGCAGAAGTTGGATGGTTCCCACAAAAACAATATATGACAATCCAAGTTAAAGATAACGGTGGTTTCCTTAACTAATCATATAATTGATAACTCACAAAAAGAGAGAACTTTAAGTTCTCTCTTTTTTTTCATGGAGCAAACAAATCTTCACTTACTTAATATAATTAGTATGAATAAGTTAGAAAAGATTGATGAAATTTTACAAGATAATAGAAATAGACTAAGAGAATCATACTTCAATAAAAATTATCCTGATATATTAGAAGAAATAAAATCTTTCTGTATTAACTTAACAGACTTACCTTTCAACCAAAAACTTTGGCATTGGGTAAATGATTATCCAAATAATTTTACCTGTAAGTGTGGAAATACAACCACTTTCAATAAAAATTGGAAAGACGGATATAGAAAATATTGCTCAGCTAAATGCTCAGCAACCGATCTATCAACTAAAGAAAAACGAAAAAATACAAACTTAGAAAAGTGGGGAGTCGACAATGTGGCTAAAGCCGAACAAGTCAAAAATAAACAAACAGAAACCAATCTACAGAGATATGGAACAAAATCTTCTGCACAAAATGAAGAAGTAAAGAAAAAATATAATGAAACTATACAAAAGAAATATGGTGTAGATAATTATTTCGAATCAGATGATTTCAAAGAAAAAGCAAAAGAAACTCTTTTAAAAAAATATGGTAAAGAACATTTTACTCAAACTGAAGAATACATTCAACTTGTAAAGCAACATAACTTAGAAAAATATAATACTGAGTGGTTTACACAAACTGAGGAATATAAGGAAAAATCAAAGAAAACAAATATAGAAAAATGGGGAGTTGAAAGTTATCTACAAACACACGAACTTAGAAATATACTTAAAGATAATAAATTAGAAATATTTGAAAAAATTAGAAAAACTTCTTTAGAAAAATGGGGTGTTGATTCACACAGCAAAACTGAAGAATTTCGAAATAAAATCAAAGAAAAATGGAAAAATGGTGTCTATTTAGATATTATTTCCAAATCAATAGAGACTAACAAACTTTTATATGGAACTGATTGGTTTACACAGACAGAAGAATATAGAAAATATCTAAAATCCGATGAGTTTAGAGATAAAATTAAATATTCTCTTATTGATAAATCAAGTGAATATTATAAAAACATAGGATATGATTTATTAGACATCGAAGATGGAATAGTCACACTGAAAGGTGGTTGTGGTCACACATTTTCTATCACAATTTATAACGCCAGTAGAAGAAATTTAAATGGACTAGTAGTTTGTACAGAATGCAATCCAATTAATTTGAGCCAATCTGGTAATGAAATAAATCTTGCAAATTGGTTGAAAGAGTATGTAGAAATAGAGACAAAAAATAGAACCCAAATACCACCACTTGAATTAGATATTTATATTCCAGAAAGGAAAGTTGCCTTAGAATATAATGGATTATATTGGCATTCTGAAATCTATAAAGAAAAGAAATATCATCTGAATAAATTGATAAAATGTAATGAGGTCGGAATTGATTTAATTCAAATATGGGAAGATGATTGGGTTGAAAAACAAGATATAGTTAAGTCAATTATACTTTCAAGAATTGGATTAATCACTGAAAAGATCGGTGCTAGAAAATGTAAAATTCAATTCTTAGAAGATAGAAATTTAGTCAATACCTTTTTTGATCAAAATCATATACAAGGAAAGACAAACTATAAATATGCAGTTGGATTATTCTATAACAATGAATTAGTTTCTTGTATGCTTTTCAATAAACCAAAAAGGGAATTTGAATTAGTTAGATTTGCAAATAAGATAAATATCACAGTGAATGGAGCAGCGTCAAGACTTTTCAAATTTTTTAATGAATCATATGATATAGATGAAATTATTTCTTTTGCCGATAGAGCTACATTTAATGGTAATCTATATAAAGAATTAGGATTCGAATTAGTTTATAGAACAGAACCGAATTGGTGGTGGATAGTAGATGGTAAAAGAAGGCACCGATTCACTTATAATAAACAGAAGTTGATTAAAATGGGCGGTGATCCAGACAAAACTGAAGTTCAGATAATGAATGAGATGGGTCACCAAAGGATTTTTGGATGTGGACAAGATAAATATGTATATAAAAAAAAGAGGATTTAATCCTCTTTTTTATGGTTCTTGATCTAGAGCCTTACAAAAAACATAAACTTTTGAAACAATACTAACATTTGAATCAAAAACATCAAATTCATCCTCTTCTTTGAATGTGAAATATCCATCTAAATCATCTTCAAATTCAGAATATTCAATTTTGGTATATCCTAAACACTCAGCAGGTTTAGTATATGTTTTAGTTTCACTTATGCCGAACCAATCTTTAACATAAGTTTCTAATTTGGTGAAACTTGTTTGAACGCAAAGCACTTCATCACAAGAAAGATCATCATCTTTTAAAACAGCAACCCAGACTAACATATAGTATTAATTTTAATTAATTTAAGAACATTATATTAATATAAACATATAAGTTGTAAAAAAAGTTTCAAAAATATGAAAGAAGGTGATCTAATTAAAAGTACTAATTCTCCGAATGGCGAAGAATTAAAGCTACTTAGAGAAAAATTTATTAACGAATATGCAAGAAAAAAAGGATGGGATAAAAACAATCTCTTACCTAACCAACTCTTGGAAATCGTTGAACAAAGAGAGTATAAAAACCCAGGATTACTTCTTAGTTAAGATAAAAGTCGGAATTTATTTCCGACTTTTTTATGCACATTCAGCCCATTTATCAAATAATTCTCTGCCAATTTCTCTATCTTTTTCAAATCTTATATGTGAAAAGGGAATAGTTTTTAATCCATCAAGGTAAGCAATTAAATCCAATCTTGATCCAACATAGTTGAAATTGTTACTATCATCTGCATAACAATTTTCACCATCCCAATAAACTTCCGAATATTCATATTCTAGAGATTTTAACAATCTTTCTATTTCAGATCTTTCTTTTTCAATCCAAGTTGATGAAATATAAACTCTTCTATTGAAGCCATTATCTGTGATATAAGTTATTTTTGATTCAGACCATTCTTCATTATCTAACAAGAAATCAAAATCAAGGTCACAATCATTATCCAATTTAATATAATCTAAATCAAGATCAAAGTCCAAATCTGAAGAAGAACTTGGTGATTTAACCGGTTCATTTGGATTTCTCACAATTGGTAAAGATTCCCAATCAATGGTGACAGCAGCTCTACACAATCTTGTCAAGTGATCTATATCTTGTTTTTCTTTACCTGTATGTTCGTTATAATAACCCACTGATATATTTGTACATTCTGGAACAATGTCTATGAATTGAGCTGAATCTGTTACTATACCAGTATCATCTGGTGAATAATTGAGACCTAATCCAGTTGAGTTGAAAAGATCACAGAGTGATTGAGCAAATTCATCTGAGCAACATCTACCATACATTTGTTCTGTTA